ATTATTTCCTGATTGTGAAATAGCTATATCTGAATCACATGGAAAGAAATTAGATTCTAAAGGGGTTGAATGTTTTGCTATATCATATCATTTTATAATTAATAATTATGAAACTACTATGGAAGAGTTAAGAGCATTTAATGAGTATAATGATTTATATAAAAAATATAAAGAGTATGGAGTAGATAGATCAGTATATCGTAATGGTGGAAACATGAGGGCAATATTATCTAATAAACCATATGATGATAGAACTAAATTACCATTAAATTTTAGAAGGAATCTATATAAACATCTTATAACATCAAATGAATATACTAATAAAGAATTTAAAAAAATAAAAAGTAATTATATTGTATCGCCTGCTGTGAGTCCTCCTGTATCTCCTAAAAGTAAAGTAAATATAAAAGAAGAAATAATAGAAGTACCTAAGTGTAATAAGGAAACATTTAAAAAACATATGAAAAGTTTTAAACCAAGATATGATTATGTAGATTGGTTAGATATTGGATATATATGTTTTAATAATTTTGATGGTGGAGAGGATGGATTAGATATATGGAATGAATATTCTAAAAATGATGATAAAGGTTATGACGGTAAAAAAGTTTTAATAAAACAATGGGATGTATTTAAAAAACAATTTAATATTAATAAAAAAAAATTAAGTTATAAAAGATTAATTAAATATCATGATGAAGATTACCCTTGTAAAAATAAATATGAGAAATATTATAAAGAAGGTAGATTGATAGAAGAAATGAATAAAGAATGTTTTTTTTATACAGCTACATCTGATATTATATATATAATTAATGATGAGATAATTGTAAATAAAAGTAAAATTGCAGAATTAAAATATAAAAAATATTGTTTTAATATTCCTAATCCTAATACTAATTCACCAGTTAAATTTATAAAAGTTAATCCATTTAATTTATGGTTAGAAAATATAGATAGAAAAGATATAGATAAAATTATATTTGATCCTACAACAACAGAACAAAAAGAAAATACATTTAATACATGGACCGGATTTAATTATACAAATACTAATGATTATGATAATAATAAAATTAAAGACTTTTTATTCCATATTAAAGATGTATTAGCAGATGGTGACAATATACAATATGAATATATTTTAAATTGGATAGCTCATATATTTCAAAAACCTTATAAAAGAACTAATACTTGTTTAGTATTTAAAAGTATTCAAGGTGTAGGTAAGACTATTATTATGGATATATTAGGTAAAATGTTAAATGAAAAATATTATATATCTACTAATTCATTAGATGCAATTTTAGGACATTTCACAAGTTCAGGGGCTAATAAATTATTAGTTAATTTTAATGAAACGAATTGGGGGGGCGATGTAAAAATGGAAGGTAAATTTAAATCATTTATTACTGATGATATTTATAAATTTGAGAAGAAAGGTAAAGATCCAATTTATATAAATAATTTAGCTAATAGTATTATTACTTCTAATAAAGATTGGTTAGTAGCTATGACAAGAGATGATAGAAGATTTAATTTAATGGAATGTAAAAATGAAAAATTATCAAAAGATAAAGCATTGAAAATATTAGATACAGATTTACAACATTTATTTAATTATTTTATGAATAGAGATATTAGTAATTTTGATCCTAGTATTTATAAAAGATCTCAATTTGCAGAAGAACAAATTGAAATGAATTATGATTCAGTACAAATATTTTGGAAGAATTTTATAGATAATGAAAGCCAAATTAAAAAACAAAAGTTTATAGATAAAAAGGAAATGTATGATGTATATATTTCAGAGAATGTAGCAAGCCATTCACAAAAATTAAATAATGTTAAATTTTGGATGAATATTAGAAAGTTATGCCCTTCTATTAAATTTCATAAAGCTAATAATAAAAAAAGTCCTAGAATAGAAATACCTGAGGATAATATTTTAATTCAAGAATTTAAAAATGCTAATTATTAAATATATCTAAATCAAGACATAATAAATTATTATTATATCTTTTATCTCCGCCCCAACTACAACAATAATTATAATAAATTTTATTATTATTATTTTTAATATCTTTATTTATTTTATGTTTATTTTTTTTATGATATTCTTGGCGATATTCTTTTATTTTCTCTTTATTATTTTCACTATATTTTGCTCTTTGAATATATATTTTCTCTTTGTTATTTTGGAAATATTTTTTATTTGCTAATTTTTTATTCATTGTATAATAATATTAATAATTTATATTTAAGTAAGTTAAGGTTATATAATGTAAGTCAGTTAAAATGGGGTAAGTCGGTAAATGTGGGGTAGTCGGTACTTTATTTTATTTAATAATAAAGAATTAACTTTTTTATTTTTAACTTCAAATCTACCGACTATGCCGACTTACCGACTACCACTATATTTATATTTTAAATTAATTTTTTTTTATATTATATATAGTCTAAATATATAATAAAAAAAAAGATAGAAACATTTATGCAGTAGTCAGTTAAATATTTAACCGACTATTAACCGACTTACATTATTTTTACTGACTTACATTAAAAAATAAATATACTTAAATAAATAATAACTATTAATATTAATTAGTTATTATATATATAGAAATGAAAAAAGATTATTTAATTAAAAAGTTATTACCTGCAATTGCTGATAATTTAGGTTGTGATTCTTGTAATGTAGATGATTTTATATTTAATGGAGATCATACATTAGAAGATAAAGAACCAGATAAATGTATATGCGGGGTTAATATTTTAGATAAATTTAGTATTAGACATATTAATACTAATGAAGTAATATATCCAATAGGATCTGAATGTATAAAAAACTTTAAAAATATGGAAGAATTTAATAAAATTGAGAGGTTTAAACATCTAACTAATTTACATGTTAGAGGTGGAAAATATAAAGGTTTATTAATATCTGACTTATACCCAACTATTTTATATAGATTCCATAAAATGAATAATTATAATAATAAAGTTTATATAAAAGAAATTAAAGAATATTATAAATTAAAAAATATAGATAAAATAGAAAAATATTTTAAAATGTCGCCTTAGTAATTTTATATATTACTGAATTATTTTCATCTAATACTGCCGGCGTATTATCATTATTAAATATTTCTGTTTTAATATTTTGTATTATACAAGGTTTTTTAAAAGTATAAACTTGATTACCCATACTACTCATAAATAAAAAGTCATCTATTCTATTTTCTTTACTTACAATTGATACACAATTTACTAATTGTCCGTTAGATATATATTTACTTTCTCCGATCATATCAGACCGGATAATATAAAATCCGTGGTTAGTTTTAGATGCTATACTGTCTGCTGTAAATGTTGAGCTATTAGCATTTAATACAATTTGAGTATATCCAACCGTCCAACTATGAGTTACTAATTGTTGTAATACTGGTGGTTGTGGTGTGAAATAAGAAGCTCCAAATAAATTACCTGAGTATTCAATAATATCTGCACTTTCTACCTGGGCGTTAGTTGTGAAAGGATATGATACATTATTGAAATTATTTCTTATTAATGTTGTATATTTACTTACATTTAAATCAGGTATAATATTCTTAAATCCTAATACATACCAGAAATTTCGTAAATTATTATTATCAGATATTCCAAAGAGCTTAATACCTATACCGCATATAGCATCAAAAATAGTCCATCTTGGTACATTATAATTCCCTCCTGTTTGTGGAAATACTGGAAAATTGGGTGGATTATTAGCAGTACTTAATGGTCTAATATGAGGGTGATATATAATAGGATGGTCGTATGGATTAATATAATAAAAGTTATTACCTGCATTATCATTTACACCATTTTGAGCGGCATAAGCACCTATCGGACTTAAACTATATGGCGTATTTCCTGCTGTCCGGCCTAGATGTAGATCACTAAATTCAAATTTATTCTCAATACTATTATATTTTAATTTTGGAAATGAACCTAAGTAAATTCTATCTATTGTAATATCTGTATAATATTGTTCTCCTCCTGTTTGTAATGCATTTAGAGGATGAGGCTCCCCTGCTGTTAATTTTATTGTAGCATTAGGATCTTGCATATGATTCATTCCATTAAATAAAGCTACTGATTCATTACCGTATCCACTAAATGCCCTATCATATCCTATATTTCTATTATCAGCAGTTATAGGGTATTTAATACCTTGTTGAGGTGTAGATATTTTAATATAATATTCATCATCAATTTTTGCTAACCAGCCCTTCCATGGCGCTTCTTTACTTGCTTCTGTTTCTATTCCATAATAAGTTTGATTAATATGTAGTTTAACTATATGAGATAATTCTAAAAATTTAATATCAGATCCTATTCGTTGATCGTATCCATCAGTACATGATATATGTAAAAATCGTTCTGTATTACTATTATAAAATAACTTCTCTAATAATCCGTCTTCTCGTTGTTGTGTATCTAACCAATTAAAATATAATTCCCTTTCATTCCAGAATTGTTCTGATACTTGGACCCATGTATGAGAGATATGAGCGTTTATTGTTTCTTTAATAACTGGATTATCTGGTCCTTTATTTTGAGCCCATCTTAAACCTAATCTTAATCCGGCATTTCTAAAATTTACATATTTAGTTGCAATCCAATCAAAATGCCTTCTATATACATTTTTATTAGTTGTTTGTTCTACAAATTCTTTATAAGCAGCAGAGCAAGCAGTATATCTTGTAGCACATTTAAAAGTTTTAAAACAATTAGTTTCTTTAATCATTGTAGTATTTTTAAATCTATCATTACCTATATTTAATTCATCTGCTACATTTTCTAATCTAAAATTTGTAGCAGATAATGCTTTCCTTGGAATATTATTTAATAAATATTCATTAGTAATAGTATTCAATTGTATTGTAATATCTTGCGCTACATTATTACAATTATTAAATCCTTTATCTGTTTCTAGATCTATAAATTCCTCATATTCATACCACATAAAATAGCCTGCTTCATTTGCATCCCATTCAGATAATACTACATTATCCTTAGTAGTATCTCTTTTATATACGGTCATCCTCTTTCCATCAAATACTCTATTATA